GGTCATAAATCATAAATTTAGGAAATTTATCAGATAAGTCATAAAACTCAGATTCTCCTGTTTCAGTATCAATAATGTCAAACCCACGAGGAGCACCTGTTCCATCTTCATTAACATCATTAAAATTAAGCTCAGTTAAATCACCAATGTACCAAGCCCGCTTAGACTTGCTTTGCTTTAGAATCTGTCTTGTATGATAATGGCTTGTCACAATACTAGTTACATATTTACGATTCCATCCTAAGTCAGCTAAATTATAAGCCCCGCCAAGTTTATGTGAAGCCCAGCGACCAGAGCTAGAACCATCTATCCCTAAATGAGCAAATAAGATTGTTTTAAGCTTGCTTTTGGTAATATAATCTAATTGTTCAGCTAACATCTTTTTAGAGCTCTCAACGTCCTCTGTGAAGCTTACAAGGGCTAATGCTGTTTCATCCTCTAACTTATGGACTTCAACCAAATCTTGGGCTACTATAATCTTATGGTTCTCTGTGGAGAAACTACTTAGGATATCTACTGAGTTTGGTTTCATAAAGCGGGATGATTCGTCATGATTTCCAATTGTTACAAACAATTTAGAGCCCTTAGGACAAGTATGAAACATTAGAACAACTTCTTTAATACAGTATGAATACATAGCTGGAGAAATCTTATTCCGCTGGTTGAATAAATCCCCATTAATTACATAGTTAGTTATTCCTTGTCCTGTACCTGTTTTAAAAGCCAGTCTCATTGCCTCTAATATATTTTCTAGTCTTGAGTTAGAGACGGGATTATCTACAGGTAGGGCAAAACTAGAAAATGTATCTAAATGAATATCTCCCATTGCTAATACTTTCATTTGTCATCATCTACTTTCCAATCAAATACAATATAAAATCCTTTGGTTATATTTTCACTCATGGCTACACGTAATCCCTGCTCTTTATAATAGTTTACCATCTATTCAAGGGTATTAGGATAGTCTTCTTTAAGATTGCCTAGGGTGCAGGTGAATCTATAACTAACCCTGTACCCTGGATTAAGCCTTGACCAACTTTCTCCCTTTTTAGAACGTTCTATAAAACTGGGCGTAATAATACTAGTTATTTCTTCTAAGTTAGGGCCTAGAAATACCCTAACATTATTTTGTAGCTCATCTACTAGTGCCATTACAATAATCTCCTCGCCTGTTTTTCTGTTATCCTGTCACCCGTTGCTTCATCCCGATACCACCTTGCTTCTGTAGTACCAGGTTTATAATGCTTATCATCCAAGTCCTTAGGATAAGGTAAAATATCATATCTAAGCAATTTCATAAACTTCTTTTTATTTCTTTTATCCATCGCTAGATATAGATATTTATACTTTTGAGTACGATACACTCGGATTACTTCCTTAGCATTTTTGTCATAGTGTCTACTATGCTTGTTAAACCCAGAAAACTTATCTGTTCGAGCCTTAGTTTTACCTAGATACATAAAATTAGTTGCTTGATATATTCCACCGATATGATTCATCCCTGAATCAGCAAAGCTTACCACAGCTAGATTAAGCTCTTTTAACTGTTTTAGTGACCAAGCTACAAACTTACTGGTAATATTCTTTTGAGTCTGTGAGACTTCATCTTTAATATATAGGCGGTTTAACTCAATAACTTTACTAGCATATTCTACACCAAACATCCCTGTTTGTAAAGACCGAGAAGCGGGTTGCCCAAAGGTAATTACTCCAGCAAGCTTATTATCTGCATATAATCCAAAAGCGTAACTAACTGATGGCATTCGATGTGCATAATGATAGTTTAAAATTAAGTCTTTAATATCATTCTTATCTGGTACTGGTGCAAATGTTATTCTCATAATTAGTTCCTCCTTACTAACTAAAAACAGTATACCACCAAAATGGCATACTGTCAATAGCTAATTTCGATTATATTTAACCTTTACTGCATTTAATTCTGATTCTCGTTGTTGCTCTAATTCATCCTTTTGGTCATCGTTATCCTTGGGTAATTCCTTTTCCTTTTGATTATAGATGTCATTAATCTTCTTAGTTTCCATAGAAAAATTATAGTAAGTTTTTACATCTGGGAATGTCTTAGCTTCTTCTGAATCCCAGTCTAAGTCATCACCATAAGTTTTTCCAAAAGCTGGTTCTGCAAACATAGGGAAGCGCATTTTTCCATTACCTAAATCCCACTGTTTTGGTACATCATAACCAGTAGCATCTAGAATAAATTCTTTAATTGGCAAATGCTCCATGATATACTTAACCTTTTTAGTAACTTCAAAAACCTCATCTGGGTGAACATCTACTACAATACTATCATGTACTGTAAGAATAAGTTTAGATTTCATATTATTATCCCTGAGCCAGCTACGAATTTCAATTAAAGCGGAATTGGTAATGTAGGGTCCACTGCCCTGACATGCAGCATTGAAAGACTGTCTTAAAGCTCTTTGCTTATCTCCATAAGAACCATGCTGTGCTTCTGGTAATCTGCGGTAATTACCTTGAATGGTTTCTACATAACCATACTTTTCTACAAATGAATGAACACCCTCAATGTAGTCCTTAGTTTTAGGCATGGCACTCATAACTTTATCATAAGTTACTTGTGCTTCTGATTCTGATTCTCCTAAGCTATCTGAAAGCCCACCAATGCTCATCCCATATAAAATTCCAAATGAAATTTTCTTAGCAGCCTGTCTCTGTTCAGGTTTTACTTCATCAATAGGTGTATTAAAGGCAATTGAAGCATTACGCTTATGCACATCTGCGCCGTCTAGTAAGGCTTGGATTAATCCGTCCTCATTACAAATAAGAGCACTTAGGAACACTTCCAATGATTTATAATCAAAGTTAAAAATGTAGCCACCTTTAAATCTGGAAGTATATAGTCCTTTAATTGGATAGTGATATGCTAAATCATCGGGATTACTACTAGGTCGTGGAATTTGTTGACTGTTGGGATTACTTGAACTTAGACGACTTGTAGTGGTTCCTGTAATATTAAAAGTAGCATGAATAAAATCATCACAAGCAAGCTTTGGAAGTGAATCAACAAAGCTACTTAAAATCTTTTCTATTTCATTATATCTAATAACTAGCTTAGCTAGGGTATCATTATATTTATCTACTAGGTAAGGTAATGATACCTTGGAGTCTACCTTATAGTCATCCCAAGTAATTTTTTCTGGATGAGATAGTAATCCTTTTTTCTTAATCGAAGCTGGTTTTAAATAATCCTTTTCTGGTGGTAGCTCATATCCTAGCATATTATATAAAATATACCCTAATTTATCTCCAGAACTTGGTGTAAACTTATACTTAGGTATACCCTTACTATCCTTACCACTAATCTTGGCAACCTCTGTAAAGAATTGTTTTTGTTCCTCTGTTCTTTCTTTGGTAGGAATTTTCTTAATCTGTTCTCGCTGTGCAATTAAGTTAAGGCGATGTTGCTCATATTCTTTAATCTCTGGAACTTCCGTATACATCTGGTCAATGAGTTTATCTTTCATATTCTGATAAGCATTATGATATTCACCAGTTGCTTTTTCAGTATCAAAATGGGCTCCAGTATGCTCCATATAACAGATAGCATCCACCAGTTTAGGATAGAAAGTATAACATAGGTTAGTCCACTTTTTGTTCTTTAAAATCTTTTTAGCAAAAATATGAAAAAGTCTTAAAGTTGCATCAGTATCAGTAGCAGCATATGGTAATAAAATTTTTAGTGGTAGCCACTCAAAATTCATATTAGAACCATCAACTTCATTTACTAATGGTTGATAGTCTGATTTTTTAACTTTCTTAGGTTTTTTACCATTCTTTTCTTCTTGAGCTTTATACCAATAGTTATATCTATTTTCTTGCATTTTAGCAAAATACTCATCACGTGGCTTTTCATAATCCCCTAATGTAAGATATTTCTTAGAAAGAAATTTAAGTCCTTTCTTAGCACTACGCTCTTCACTATACCCAATATAATAAAAAATCATAGTATCTAATACCTTAGTTGCATATTCAAGACCCATAATATCCATCATTGCTCTAATATCAAATTGAGCATTGTGGAACACCTTAAACTGATTACGCTCTACTAGTTCAACAATCCATTTAAAAATTTGGTCATGTTGCTCCTTATTCCAAGGATGCTCATCTTTATGGTCTAAAGGAATAGCCACTCCTTGATGGTCCTTCCAGGAACAAGAAAAGGTAATCATCCGAGCACCTGGTAACCAGGTCTGTAATGTATTAGTTTCAAAGTCACATGCAACTATTTTTTGCTTGGGTAGTATATTTTCGAATAAATTTTTAACATCACTAAAATCTGTAAATATTTCATACTCACCTAAATCAGGTTCTAAACCCTTTGGACCACTTTTAAGAAACCTTTTAAGTTGATTCATCAAAATAATCATTTTATCCTTTTCAGGGATAGACATCATACTACTATTACTTGCTAAGGAAGGCATAAAAGCATAATAGGAATCAATTCCATTTTCTGAGTATTTGAAAACATTATCTGATTTAGCTTCTCTTTCCATTGCATAGTTAGTTTTATCAGGGGAATAAATCATTCCCTTACCTGCTAGTTTACCAAATCCAATAACCAAATCGGGTTTATCTTTCTTAATTTTAGATTGTAACTTTTCAGCAAAAGGCTTAAACTTAGCCAAGCTGACTGGCTTAGGTGCATTATTTCTATCTACTTCTTGAATCTGTGGATATGCAAAAGTAATGTTTATATTTTCAAAGGATAAGCCTAATCCAGACCTTGGGGCAGTAATAATTTTATATAAGTTTTTACCAACCTTACTACCAAAAAAGTCTAAGGTTCCTTCATTATTAAAGAACTCTTTTTTAAAGGTATCAAGAACAACCAATACTTTTGGGTTTTCTAAATCCACTAATCTTCACTCCCATCTAATAGTCTGCCACATTCAGGACTACGTTCTATATCTTCTAGAGTTAGTTTATTTAAAGCTTCAATTAATTTTTTCTCAAACATTTCTGCATCCATAACTAATCCCTCCTTTAGTAACTAAAAACAGTATACCATTTATGTGATATACTGTCAAGTGTTAATTACAGAAATATAAGCATTAATATCAATCCTACTATGAGAGATGCTATTAATATCATTGAATTAGTAGTGTCACTAATTATTCCTGATTCTCTTAAGATAATATCAACTAACCATATCACAGAATATGTTATTAAAATACCATATATCATTGTTATGCCTCTCTTTCTTGACTATACATATAGTATACAGCTTATCATAAATTTGTCAATAGAAAATGCAAAAAAATATCCCAGTTAAGGACTATTTCTTAACTACCACTCTTTAGTTCCTAATATCCTATCAATAGTATTTTCATCTGCCATAAAATATCTTGCTGTTTCACGTCTATTATGATTTTTTCTATACTTAGGGAGTTCTGATGATTTAATAGTTTCATTTTTAATGTCCTGGGTACATGCATATGGGTAGTCATCTTTTTCAAAAATATGTCTTTGTACATATCTAAGAGTAACCCCATATTTATCTTTAAGGGTACTAGCATGGTGATGTCTTAGCCAATTGATTAAGTCATCATAATTAAATCCATTTCTTTCTTGTAAGATTTGGTCTGCTAAGTCATGATAATTCTTGTACCCTGCCATTTTAATAAACCTTAGCAAAGCTTTCTTTCCTATTCCTAAGTATTCCATAGTTTCTTTAGGACTATGACCACTCTTAATATATTCAATAGCTTCCATATAGGTATTATCATAATTATAATACTCTTGAGGTGGGACAGAAGTATCTTTAAAAATATCTGCTAATTGGTTAATTATTGAGCTATCATAATACAGATATTTTATAGTTACTCCATTCCGTTTAGCCCAAACATATTTACAATAGTCGAGTAATGTTAGTCTATCTGTATAAAAACCATTAGACTTTATATAGTGTTGTTCTCCCATAATTTCTAAAGCAACATTATAGTCAATCAAATAAAAATCCATTCGCTGTTGGGTATGGATTAAAGGATTGTCAAATCGGTACTCCTGTCTATACCTAATATGATTATAATCTAAGAATTTACGAGTAGAATACTCTCCGGATGATTCCTTTCTATTACAGTTAGGACACTGTAACATAGTACTTCTACTTTCTAAATCATACCGATACTTTTTTGTAAATGTACACTTACATATAACACATTGTAAACTCATATCTCTAGTTTCACGATTATAGTTAATAAGTTTTACTTGTATAGCCCCTATCTTGTCGAGCTTATCCTTAATGTCGTCAAAAGTGTATTTTTGGTCATCGTGAACCCTATTTCTAGAACAGACTGGACAATAATAATTAGGATGTCTACGTAGCTTGGAGACATAAGTAAAGTACTCAGCATCCCACGAGTTTCCGCATACTTTACATGTCATGAAGGCACGAGTTCTATTAAACCCTCCATAGTTCATTTTGTTAACAACTACATTATTAGTGCACTCATTTATAGTCTCCTGAATTTCAGATAGGCTTTTTCTTTTACTTAATGATACCAGCTTTTTGTTACACTTTGGACACCCGTTTCCTATCTTGGAACCTCTATTTCTTCGCTGAATTTCATGTTCCCAAATAGTTCTAAGCTGTGACTCCCATATATACCCGCAAGCATGACATTTAGTTGTAACTCTGCTGGATACTCCATGAAAATCTGCTTTTGACGATATTATCTCAATATTACCTTTAAAATAGGTGTCTAGTATTTCTTGAGAATCTTCATATGTTTTTGCTCTTGTCATTCCTAAAATACTCCTTTATGTCTTCCTAAATTATTACAATAATACATATTTATGTAAAAATAAAGGGGAACTAACCCCCGATATTTTTATTTAGTTTTATCCTTTACAACTTTTTGGTTATCACCAAAGCCACTTAGAGTCTTCTTTGCTCTAAACCAACCATCATTACGGAACATGGAATAAAAATCATTGAAGAAAAATACTAGATAACTTGCAAATAGGGCATAGTTGGCATCACCCATTTGTGCCGTTTGCCACCAGAGTGCAATTGTAACCACTGATGTGAATAACCACATGTAAAATTGTTCTTTTGCAAGATTAAACTCAAGCATTGAACCTGTTAAGCTTGCCGCTAATACTAAGGAATCAGTAAACAAACGTGGGTCGTTAACTAGTCCATATACCCAGTATGCTATACCCCAAGCAACAAAAAAGAAGACAATATATTTAATCCAATTGGTGAACTTGCCAATTGAATGTACTTCAACGTCTTCATTCCAAGACGGAGACAAGATACAAAATGAATCTAGAAAAATAAAGTAACAAATTTGTAAGGTCATATCCGCATAATTATGTGCCATAAAGGCATTAATAGCAATAAATACAGCACTTGTAGCACCCGCCCAGCCCTGGATAGGGGCTTTTTGACCAATTCCTACCACACAAAGAACACTTAAATTAGCAGAAATAAATCCGATGATAGAGTGACTTACTGGAACGGTGCTCCAACCTTGCCACATTAAAATTACTTGCACAGCAAAGTTAAATGCTAAAATAGCCCAAGCTGTCTTGTTCCAGGACCTCATTTGTCCAAATAACCATTTAAAATAATCCTTACGAAAAATATTCTTTGAATATTCTGGTAGATGTGTAAGCACATCCTTATATTGACTAAACACTTTACTAATTCCTTCTTCCATTATATTAGGTTTCTACTCATCTCTGAGTTCCTTATCCGCCTGTATTTCAACAAGCATCTCTAACATACATTGCAATGTGTATTAAAGTAATACCCGA